TACTGCACGTAGGTTCAGTGGTGTCACTAACTATGGTATTGGAATGGCACCTGATGCATCCAATAGAATGAAGATCAGTGGTAACACATTCATTTCTGGTGACTTAGATGTTACTGGTAAGTATGGTTCTGCTGATAAGTATAGACTTGCAACAGGTCTTGCTAATGACAATAACGGGGTCACATACAATGGTAACGGGTCAACATCATCCTTTGCTATTTCCCCAGGGCATACCTCTTACTCTGTTCTTGTATTCTTGAATGGTGTCGCCCAAATCCCAGGTACTGACTATCAAGTTAGCGGCAACGCTGTTGACTTCTCAATCGGTACTCCACCCTCAACTGGTGATGTGGTCCAGATCAGGGAACTAGTCATCTAAATAGAAGAGGAGCAGTAGGATCCTATGTCAACAAAGATTAATGGTAATCAGATACAAGCGACAACTAGAGGTCTAGTTGAAGCGTGGTCTATTTCCGAACAAATAAATTTACCGCCACTTAACCAATCACAGGTCAATGCCCTCGGCACACCTGCATTTGGTACTGTCATCTACAATACGACAGAAGATATGGCACAGATCTACAAACAGGATGCCGCACAAGGCAACCCTGGGTGGTCTGATGTTGGTGGGGGTGGTCCTGCTATTGGTGAAGGTTCTATCATTAGAACTAACGGTACAAATATTGGAGAGAACTTAACTGTCGGTCCTACTGCAAACGGCGGTGTAGAATTCACAAACGGATTTTCAGCAGGTCCAATTCAAATTAACTCAGGTTATACTGTTACTATTGAGAATGGTGCATCTTGGACACTACTTGGTGACGATGACCTGTCATACGCTGAATTTGTTGATATTGAATCACAACACGCTACATTCACTGGTACACTTCATTATGGTGAAACAAAAGAGCAGGTTTACTATTACACATCAAGTGGTTCTATAACTCACGATTATAATAATTCAAATTCAATCTGGATCAACAAAACTGGTGGTAGTAATTTCACTATCAGTTTTACTAACGTTCCTACTGATGGTGCACACGCATATGGTATGACTGTTGCTATCAAAAACCAAGGTGGTGAGGGTATTCCCACATCAGTTAACGTTAACGGACAGTCAACAACTATATACTGGTCAGGTGGTGCTGAACCAAGTTGGGGTGAAGATGATACTTATGTTGTTGTCTCATTTGCATTGGTCTACACACCTAACACTGCTCAGCAATCATTCACTATATTTGGTTCTTCTACTGGATATTATCAAGCATAATTATGTCTACTAACATTGGTTATTCTGGGATGTTCAGTCCCTTGTCTTCCTCTTTGGCATCACGTGGTGGAGGAGCAGGTGGCGGTAGTGCTGCTAGAATTATTGCTCAAGATAACGGAACAGTTTTTGACCAAGCATATGAAGGTCTGAACTTCAGATTCCATAGATTTACAAGTACAGGAGATAATAGTCTATACATTGATGCAGGTGCAGGTGCAACTCTATACGCTTGGTTGTGGGGTGCTGCAGGCGGTGCAGGTGGACAAGGTGGAGCAGGTGGTGGTGCAGGTGGTATGTCATATAGTGAGATTACAGTACAGGCAGATTGGATCGCTCAAGGTGGAAGAATGAGAGTTTACGTCGGCGGTGGTGGCGGCGGTGGATCAGGTTGCTACGGATGTTGGGGTGGCGGCGGTAATGGTACCAATGGATCAGGTTATGGTTCAGGCGGTCGTGGCACCAACGCATCTTGTAGTGGATGTTCAGCAGGTGGTGGAGGAGGAGGAGCAGCAACTATGCTCTTCACACCATTGGGCGTAAGTATGGATAGTACACACATTCTCGCAGTCGCAGCAGGCGGCGGTGGTGGTGGAGGTCGTGAAGGTTGCTCTGGAGCAGGTTCTGGTGGAGCAGGTGGACAAAGAGGAGCAAACGGACAGTGCGGTTCACAGGGTGGAGCAATGGGTGGTAACGGTGATACCAACGGTGATGAGTGTGGCAGACCAGGGAACGATTCTTCTGGTGGAGGCGGCGGTGGCGGCGGTTACAACGCTGGACAGTGTGGTGGAAACCCTAGTTGTGATTGTAATGGTGCTGCTGGTGGAGGTGGAGGTGCATCTTGGATTTCTTCTCCATACCACATCGGTGGTTCCATAAGTAATGGTGACTGGGGAACCCCAGGGGACACTTCTTCTCAATTCAGACAAGGATATGCCCAACCTAATGGTGGACAAGGTATAGGAACTCTTGGTTATTTGATCTAATTATGGCAACAACTAACGACCCAAAGACAGTAGACGACGGTTACCAAAATTTTAACGTCGCTACAGCAGTTTTCGATATAGGCGAAAACACAACTATTGGTGGTGGATTTTCGACTCTAAAGTCAAAAGACGTAACCATTAAGATGAGTGTAAGAAAGTTTGGAGAGTACAAACTGAAATGGGATAACGGTTTAAGAATCGGTATTTCAGTTTCAAAACCAGATGGTACACAGGTCTTCACACAACAACTTGATAACATTTTATCGAGTGACTCTAAATATCAGTTGACAGCATCATTACCTGCTTTAACTCCTGAAGTTAAATACGCAGTTCAAATGTGGGCAGGTGATAATGAGAAATCTCTAATACATAGAGAGGATATTACGATCCCCGATTACGAGGATCCATCCGCTCAAAGAGTCAATCCTGAAGGTACAGTTGTGTATCACGACGGATACTATCCCGATGACGCACAGTGGGCAGCAGATCAACCTTATCTGCCTGCAGGTTTCACACGCCCTGTGCCACCTACATAATGTATAAATACATCAGAGGAAATTTTAACAGGAAAAAATGAGCACACTCAAAGTTGCATCTATTAGAGACCTGTCTGGCATTGGTGGTTTTACCCTCGCATCTGGTAATATTACTGCTAATGGTACGCTGACTGTTAGTAACTTGACCGTTAATGGTACGATGTCAGGTTCATCTAGTCAGATCGTGCCTAGTGTCTCAGGTCAATCAGGTAAGTTTCTTACCACGAACGGATCGTCAATGTCTTGGACAGACGTAAGTTCAGAAAACATCAGTTCTATGCAAATCTGGACTGGTAACGGTACTTGGAATAGACCAAGTGGCGTAAAATATATTCACGTTCGCTGTCAAGGTGGCGGTGGTGGAGGTGCTGGTCACGGTGAATCAGGCGGTGCAGGAGGTTACTCCGAACGTGTGATGTCAGTTGCCAACATTTCATCAGTCGGTATTACGATTGGTGGTGGCGGTGGAGGTACTTGGTATTTCAACCGTGGTGGTGATGGAGGATCATCTTCATTCGGTCCTTATATGTCAGCAGGTGGTGGACACGGTGCTGCACGTAATAACTCACACTCAGGTGGACTAGGACGAGAAGGTTCTGGTGGAGACCTGAATATCTGGGGTGGTGGTGGACAGTCCCACGCTGCTCACGGTGGTGGAACTGGTGGACCTTCTCACTTCGGTGGATCGGTTGCTGCTGGTTGGCCAAATGGTGGAAACTTCAGTCATAACCACCAAGATCACTCAGCATATGGTTCAGGTGGTTCAGGTGGTCACTTCCACTCTTTCCGTGGTTCAAACGGTAAGTATGGTGTTGTTACTGTTATCAACTACAAGTAAGGGGTCACTATGAAAAAAGCATTAATGGATTTTACAGGTTACGTTGCTGACGTAGTAGAACCTGGGGAAGAATATGCATTATTCTTAGGTCGTGGTTGCTCACAGATGTGGGTAAATGCACCTGATGATATTACAAATGTGTGGACTCTTGAATGGTCACCTTCGGCAGAAGATATGACTTGGGTTAAGAGAACTGAAACATATGCAGACCCTGCAACAACTCGCAGAGTGGCATATGGTGAGGTAGGGGCACAATTAGATATGCTCTACAAAGACCTTGCAGCAGGCAGAGCATTGACAGCAGAGGATGCTCTTTGGTATAATCACGTGAAGACAGTTAAAGACAATACGACACAACCTTCATCAGTTGAGGAACCAATGGATCCTACAATGACTGAGGAAGAGATCGCTGAGTTTATGTCTGACGCTGTAGAGCCTGGAGTCGGAAGACCCTGTAAACTATCATCGAAAGAACAACCTTGTTGGGAGAGATATTCTAACTGGGGAAGAACCTACGAAGAACTTTAACTTTTTGGTATGCAACTACATAAAATCTGTATTGTCGGTGGCGGCAGTGCAGGGTGGATGACTGCTAGTGTACTAGCGAAACATTTTGGTAATACAAAAGAGATTGTGTTGATCGAATCTCCTACAAAACCTAGAATTGGTGTAGGGGAAGCGACAACGCAATTTTTTAATACTTTTATTAGGTATCTGGGATTGGAAGATTCCGACTGGATGCCTAAATGTGATGCCACATACAAACATAGCGTACGGTTTGAGAACTTTAATCCAAAAGGTCCATTCCATTATCCATTTGGGAAGACAGAGGGACCTGCATCGGTTGCTGACTACTACACTTGGAGAAAGATCGGAAAAGTTGACAGTATGACTTGGGGTCTGATATATTCAGATACAGTCCGTAGTTCAGAAAATGGGAAACTCATTCCTGATCTCACTCACTTCAATGTCGGTTACCATTTCGACGCTATTTCCTTTGCAGAATATCTAAAACACAACTATGCAATTCCTAAAGGTATTAGACTCATTGAAGATACAGTCGTCTCGATTGAATCCAGCGTGGACGGGATTAGCGGAGTTTGCCTTTCTGGTGGCGATCGGTACGATGCAGACCTTTTTATAGACTGTACAGGATTTGATGCAATTCTCAGCAATGAGGTAGGAAGTACGTGGGAAGCGTGGAATTCAGATATTAATGGTACAGATGAGTTGATGTGTGACTCAGCGTGGACAACGAGAATACCATATAAAGACAAAGCAAAAGAGTTAGTTGCATACACAAACTGCACAGGAATGAGCAGTGGATGGGTATGGAGAGCACCCACGTGGTCACGAATTGGCACGGGTTATGTATTCTCATCCCGTCATCAATCGAAAGAGGATGCATTAACAGAATTCAAACAGCATTTAGGTGTAGGTGATGATCAAGAGTTTAGATTCCTTAAGTTCCCTACAGGTGTAAGAAAGGAGATATGGAAAAAGAATGTGGTATCTATTGGATTGGCAGGTGGTTTCATTGAACCACTAGAATCAGGTGGATTATATTCAGTTCACGAGTTCTTATTTAATCTGATACAGGTTCTTCCTAGAGAGATTGACTATTACAATGGTTTCATAAGAGAACAGTTCAACTGGGGATCGAAGAGGAGACTACAGTCATTCAAGGATTTTGTACTAGCACATTACTGTTTGAGTCCTAGGAGTGACACACCATTCTGGAAGCATTATAATCAGATGAACTTCCAATCGGAGTTCCC